CTGTAGCCTGATACAGCTTCAGCAGTGGTGACAGTGGCTCTTGAACCTTGGATAGTATCAAAGGTCAGCCTTGCAGGATGAACCATTAAATCCACTGGCATCCTGATGAATAAATCCCTGATGATGTGCTTGTAGTTCTTTGAATTAGTTATGGGGATTAACGGGAAACGAACTACAATATACATCTTATGGATTTCAAATTTCTTAAATAGAAAAAAGTCCCTTGCATGATTGCTGCCATAGCTATTGGTGTGATGCCTGAAAGTGGGCTGTAATTCAAAGTGAATATCTCCATTGCCGGGATACAGCTCTTCCAGTATAGCCCATGCCTCCTTGTAAAACCTTATCTGGAAGGGCTTCAACCTGAATTTGAGTATCATGTCATCAATCTTGGCAGGGTTAGCCTTCAGGGAAAATAACTTGGACATTGCCACTGCCCTCCTTATGACATAGGCTCTGTACTCTGATGAATCTTGTGGTATCATGGCTTAACAAATTAAAATTTTAAAAATAGGAGCTACCATATCATTACTAATAGGTAGCCCCTGTCATTATCCGAAAATCCCAGGTCATAGTCCTACATCATACCAGCAAACAGGTCTTTAGCTTCTTTAGCTAACCTGTCTTTCTCCTCTCTTTCAGCCTTGTCCCTGTCCTCCTTCTCCTGTTTCAGCCTCTTTGTCTCAGCTACTTCAGCATCCACTCTTGCTTTAGCTGATGTTTCTTCAGGAGATGGCCCTTTGATAGTTGCTACTACTTCCTCCTGACCATGCTTCAAGCCTAACAGCAACTCCACCATCAAATCAATCTTCTCATCTGTGGTCAAACCCTGTAACAGAGCCAAGGTCTCTACCTTATCTCCATTCTTTACAGATTTGCCCACTGATTTTACCACATCACTGATGGCTTCAGCTTTGCTGACACTGGCCTTTGCTTTTGTTCCCGGAGAATACTTCTCCAATAATGCTTCAAGGTCAGCAGAGGACACCCTTGTGTAATTCTGACCATTGACAGTAAAGAAGTCCCTTGCCCTTTCTCCATCCTTTTCAATCAGGGTTTTGATCCTTTCATAAATCTCCCCCCTACTGAGTCCTCCTGACTTACTCTTCACTGGCATCATGAATAAAAAGAAGTTTTCCCTTGGCACCACAGCATCCTTATGCTCAAAGCTGTGCCTGTTGGTACTCTCCACACATTTCATGTGGTCAGTGTCAAATCCCTTCTGATCAAGGATTTTCTTCAGTTCACTCCAAGTTGAACCTGAAAAGGAGATTTCTGTCTTTTCCCCTCTGGTACTAACAGTAGTGATGATCCTGCTGTTAGAAGAACCTGCTGTCTGTGTGGCTGTGCCACCTGATTGTTGTTCACTCATTTTTGTTTGGATTTTTACCAGTTAATAATTGTGTTACCTTTAATTTTCAATAAACTATTACATAATTTAAAATGATTGCATCCTGAAAACTTATACTTGCTGTCAGGATATGCTTCTGCTGCTGGATGATTCCCTTCAAGGATAAAATTAAGTTCATGAGCTGTACTGGTGACAGTAGATGTATCTGTACCAATATTAACCTTGTTGGGAATATAGTCTTTAAATGCCTTGGCCTTTGATCCCCATAACACCCACACAGGTTTTACCTGAAGCCCTATTATCTTTATTACCTCTCTGGTAAACCACTGCCAGATACCCATGTGAGAACCACTGTCCCTGAAGGCTACTGTCAATGCTGCATTCAATAAGAATACTCCCTGTGCCTCCCAATGAAGAAGAGACTGCCAGCTCTCCTGAAATTTTGTATCAGGATATGACCTGCTTACTTCTCCCTTAATGATCTGTAGTGAAGGAGTGATCTTATATCCACCCTTAACAGCAAAGGCCAGCCCTGTAGCTTCTCCATTGATATAGGGGTCTTGTCCCAGTATGACTACTTTGATCTCCTGCATTGGCATTCTGAAGACCTTGAATACATCCTCGCTATTAGGACAGAATGGAGTTCTTGGAATAATATCCCTGTTCATGATCTCCATCTTCTTGTCTTCAAATAAGGGTTGCAGATATTCATGCCATGATTCATGGATGATGGAAGGCAGTTCTGCCTTTTTTGACTCTGGGTTTTGGTTGCTCATCTTCAGATTGTTTTATCAAGTAATAAAATAGCTCCTTTGCAGATGGAGCATACTTTCCAATCTTTCTTTGTTCTTCTACAAATCTTTCATACACTGGCATCAATGTGTTAATAGGATATAATGGTTTCTTCGCAAATAAATCTTCATTTCCCATTTCCACTTTCATAAATTCCAATTTGTTTTAATACGGTGAATAAATCTTGTTTACCTTCCTTGTTAATGAATTCCCCTGGGTCTTTCCATGTTAATTTTCTTGAAATAAATACTGGTAAATGAACCATCCTACAGCACCCTTGTCTGATAGAATTAAAAATATCACATAGCTTCATGGCTGCTATTATCCCATCCACATCATTGTCATAGAAGATGGTGATGAGCTTAAATCTCTGTGTGAGGTTCACTAATATCTCCCTCTCTGGCACACAGCCTTCACTCTGAAACCATATCACATTCAATCCCCACTCCAAATTCCTTAAGACCCTATGATCCTTGTAGCTCTTCTGGATGATCAACTCCTCACCACTGGGAGGCAGGTTATCAAAGTTGCCAATATTATTCTCATCACAATTAGTAATGAACCTGTACTTGATACTGTAGGGCTGATAGAACTTCTTCCTGTCAACAAAATCAAATACATAACAATACTGGTATATGTTAATCTGCTTGAGCTTTCCATCCTTTAAAACAGTAAACCTCCTGACAGCATAGGAATTATCTGAAAGGAGGTGTTCAGGCTTGATAAGGAACTGTGACCAGTGAATAATGTCAGCTCTTGAAAATGGCTTTGATTCATACTCCATTGGCATAAAGGACTTCTCCATCCTATCATACTTTACTATTCCCTCTTCACTATAGTCACTTTTACAAATGGACAAATTAAATTCCTTGCATAGTAGTCTTATTGCCCCATGCATGGTGACATTGAACTTATCCATGACCATCCTGAATGCACTTCTGTGAGTTTTATTGGGGTGGAGGAACTTCTCTCCAAAGTCTACAAATACTATAGTCCCATCAGGTCTCTGTTCAAACCTGCAATCTGGCCTCTTATCTTCTCTGAATGGAGATAGGTATCTATCATTGAAATCAAACTGCTTCTTTAGCACAAATTCAAATATCTGCTGCTGTGTTATCTTCTGTAGTATCTGATCAGGGGTTAATTCAATAAGACCTTCATAGCCATACATAGTTTAGAGATTTAAAAGAACAATAGGTGAGTCCTTTCTTGAGTTTCTCAACCAAGAGCCACGTAGCTTCTCTTTGTTAGCTACCCTCCCTCACCTATTGAACTAATTTTACCACGCAGATTTCTGAGCTGAACCTGCAGCTTGAGTAGCTGCTGCTGCATTTGCTGATGCTGCATCAGTACCATTAACTGCACCACCAACTCTCTGTTGACGAGCAAAGTTACTTGTCATGAACCAGCCATTTTTAACAAATGGATGTTCTTCACCTTTCTCATTAACATACCACAGAGCTTTCTTTGTCTGTTCTGTGATTACACCTTCTGCTCTTTTCTCTACCCATGTCCCTGGCTGTGCAGGTCTCAACCATGCACCATACTTCATCTTTCTTGGAATCTCCAGATAAGTTCTTTCCTGTCCTTCACTCATCTGCCATTGAAACTGCAGGAAGATGTCAAGGTTAATCTCCTTGTAGTTCTTGGGCAGCATTGACATTACTATCTGGCAGAATTCCTTGAAGCTGGAAATGGGCCTTGCCAAACCTGCTTGGATAGCTTCACTCTCCATAAAGGCATGAAGGATATGGGTCACCCTTGCATTGAAATCCTGCATGGCATCCTTAAATTCTGCTGAATTAGGGTCAATGGTCTCCCCTTTATTATCAGGCAGGAATGCCTTGGTCACAGGAAACATCCTGTAGTTCTTCTCCACTTTGTTGATGACAAAAGTCACATCCAGAGCTTCCTGTTCAGCTCCACTTGCCCCACCATTGGGAATCCATTCAAACTTTATGAGATTGGTTACACCAAAGTTTCCTCCAAAATTAAATGGACTGATTTTCACTTCATCTGTCTGGTAACCATACCCCGCTGGGGCAGTGGTTCCTGTTGGTAATTGCTGATCACTCATCATTAATACGTATTAAAAATTAAAAATTACGATGTTTGTTTTACTGTCTTGATCTTACCATAATCCCTTCTTCACTTCCACAGGGTCTTGACTGGCAGCAGCAGGAGCAGCTTCAGCAGCTTTAGGCTTCTGTTCTTCAGCTTCAGCTACAGCTTCAGCCTGTAGTTGCAATGTTGGAGCTTCACTTGCACCATTGGAAGCAGAGACAATAGCACCTTCATCTTTAGGCTTGCGTGGAATCTTTGGTTTCTTCTCAATGGGTGGTGGAGCATCATCAATGATGGTAAAGGTCATAGGCTTGCGGGTTTTCTTTCCCAGAAGAGCAGGATGCTGGAATAACTGTTTAGCTTCAGCCAGTGTAATACCATACTTTGCTGCAATAGCTGGCCTGTCAAGACCATCTGTTAAATCCTGCAATACTCCCTTAATAGAGATTGGTTTTTTTTCTGTTGCCATGTTATACAATTTTTGTTTGTTTACAATGTGGTTATCAAATCATGAATTAGTAAGTAGCCAATTTTTCAAGGATCATATTGAAGTCATTTTCAATTTTGCCTTCAAACAATCCCATAGTGCTTCTTGCTGTATTAAAGCCATTATTCTGAGTCTCAAGGATGAAAGTTGGCTTTCCTCCATCCATCTCCACTCTTGAATATAATACAGTTTCCATCTTGCCCTCCAACTGCATCTTGGTGCCCAGCTTTCCTAAAATCTTTAGCCTCTCCTTGGTATCATTACCAACTTTATAGGTCTCAGTATGACCCAGTATAAATGCATACCTGTCCTTCTCAAATCCATCATTGTCAAGACCTATCTTGACATGGGTAATGATGTCTGTGTAAGTCTGTGGAATGACATGATACCTTGGTCTTGGCTCTGTCTTCTTGCCATACTCCTCCTTGCCTCCTATCCAGACAGGATTCTTGTTATCCGCATTATACCAGATATTGGAATCATGAGGAAGTGTCCTCTGGCCTGAACTCTTTCCAGTTCCCGGCTCTCCTAATATCAGTATATTCTCAAACCCAAAATCCTGTAAAGTAGCCATGAAGGTATAAATGGTCTGACCATAATCCTTCCATTGATCATGACCCGGCTTTCTTCTATCTGCCATAAACTCATCACTCTGTATAGCTGTCAGAGTGTCAATGCAAATGCTTCTGATTTTTGCCATAGTTTGTCTTAGATTGTTTTTTGGTTATTGAATAATGGTGTGAAGGTGCTGATACCTCCATACATGTTTGTCTGGATATGGGCAGGACACTTGGTATTTCTGGATTCTGTAATGTGAATGCTCCTGTAATGCGGATTCTCTTTCAACTCTACTCCCATGTGCTTCTTTAAATTATACTTCTCATCTCCGGGATTGAACAAGGTCATGAATATAGTGCACTCCTCTGCTGGATTTCCACTGTCCTTGCAATCATCAGCAGTGGGGAATACCTGCTCTCCTGCCATCCTTAGTCTATCTACATTGGCTAAATTCCTGTTACTGTGAATAACATGAATGAAAGTCCATGCACATAAATTCCTGATGATAGTAGAGTACTCCAAATACTTATCAATGTTCTCCTTCATGCTGAAGCC